TGGTGGCCGCCGCGAGTGGAACCACTCCGGCTACGTCTGCTTCCTGTGCGGCGGCTCCGGGGTTGGCAAGGTCAAGATCGACAAGCTCTACACGGTCGAGCAGAACGCCAAGCTCGACGCCACCGCAGTCAAGCGCGCGGAGGCATCGACCGCCAAGGCCAACGCCATCCACGCTGCCCGCGAGGCCGAGCTGGTCGCCCAGCGCGCAGCCTTCGTGGCTGACAACGCCGAGTTCGTTGCCAAGCTCCAGGGCCTGGACGGCGACTTCTGGGGCGGCTTCCGCGAGTCCTTCCTGGCCCGCGCCAAGGCCCCCACAGAGCGCCAGATCGCCCTGGTCGATGCCGAGGTCGCCAAGCGTGCCAAGGCCCCCAGCGCGCACGTCGGCGCGATCGGCGACAAGGTCACCCTGACCCTGACCTGCGAGCGCGAAGTCCGCCTGGAGTCCCAGTTTGGCACGAGCTGGATGAGCATCTGCCGCGACGCAGCCGGCAACGTGGTCATCTACAAGGGCAACGCCCAGTTCCTGGGCCTGAACGAGACCGGCGAGGTCAAGGCCACCATCAAGGACCACGCGGTCTACAACGGCGTGGCGCAGACCATGATCATGCGCCCCAAGGTCACGCAAACAACGTAAAAAATTTACCTGGAGCCTCAAACTCCGGGTTACAATCTCTACTTCAGCAAAGGAGATCGACATGGCTTACCGTCAAATGCACCTCAACAAAGCCGGCAGCGGAATGGCTGCCAAGACCGCCTGCGGGCGCAACATCCTGCGCGCGCCGGTCTCGTGCGGCTGGGCCGGCTTCAAATTGACCCCGGAGGACCAGCAGTGCGAGAAGTGCGCGGCCAGCAAGCAGGCCGAGCTGAATGCTCGCCGCGACGCTGACCTCTGGATTCCGGAGAGCCCGGACGCCTGGATGGTGGCCGACGACGCATTGATCGCAGCAAGGAGAGCAGCATGACCCAAAACGAGTTCAACGCCCTGGTCAGCCAGGACATCCAGGCCCGCGTGGCCGCCGCCCAGGCCCGCTACGAGGCCGATCTGGCCGACGAGGAGTACTTCGAGGCCGGCATGACGCCCGGCGAGCAGGCGTACTGGGACGCAGTCGAGGGGGCAGCGCAATGATGGTCCTCTCGCCCGCCTACGGGCGTGACTACGCGAACAAGGCGGCGGTCCGGGCCGACTGGGAGGCCGACAAGGACTTCATCGTCGCAAGCTACAGCATCTGGACCGGCAAGCCGGTTAATCGCGCGCAGCTCGTCGAGGCGTCGGCCTGGGCCAGCAAGGCCATGCCCGAGCAGCCGCAGCGCGTCAGCATCCGCTACGCGCGACTGCGCAGGACCCTGGTCATCGACATAATTCCGAGATGACTGACGCCAAACGCATCGCCAAGCTGGAGGCCCAGGTTGAGGCGCTACGCGCCCGCCTGGACGCCCGCACGACGCAGCTCACGCTCGTGCTGCTGCAGATCTCGGACATGACAGGGCAGCTCAAGGGGCCATTGCCCGAGGGCTACGAGCCCCATGAACTGCCGGCGGACTACACCGGCAAGCTCTGGATTGAAGGCCAGCTCCGGCAACGTTTGCAAGGGGTGCTTGACGCGATGTAAACTCGCGCGCATGGCTACAAAAGGACGCCCCAAGGGCATAAGCAATTTTCCGAACAAGGCCGAGCTCAAGCTCGACGTTGCGGCCTGGATTGCGTCGAGCAAGCCGCTGGCGCAATGGTGCGCTCTGCCGGGGCACCCAAGTGCAGTTGCAATTTCCGATTGGCAGCGCGAAGACCCAGACTTCGCTTTGGCGTACGCGCGCGCCCGGGATACCGGATACGAGATCATCGCGCAAGATTGCATGCGGCTGATCGATACTCAACCGCTGGAGGTCCACGACGACCTGGGCAATAAGCGGTACGACCCGGGCAGTATCTCGTGGCGCAAGAATCAGACGGACGTCCGCCTGCGCCTGCTCGCTTGCTGGGACCCCAAGAAGTACGGTTCGCGTCAGAATGTGACGGTGGACGACTCGAAGGTCGAGCATACGGTGAGCTTCGACATATTCGGCGAGCTGCTGAAGAACATGGCGCTCAAGCGCCAAACCGAGGAATAATGGATGGATCCCCAGCACCTGATCGACATCGGCCTGGGGACTATCTCCGCCGTCACCGGGTGGTTTGCCCGCGAGCTATGGTCGGCGGTCAAAGAGCTCAAGGCCGACCTTGCCAAGTTGTCGGTGGAGCTGCCCAAGACTTACGTGACGCGCGACGACTACCGCTCCGACCTGAAAGAGATCAAGGAAATGCTCGGCAAGATCTTCGACCGGCTCGACGGAAAGGCCGACAAGTGACACTTACCGAACAACTCCGGCGCGACGAGGGCACCGAGTCCTGCGCCTACCAGGATTCGCTCGGGTACTGGACGATCGGCGTCGGGCGCCTGATCGACGCGCGCAAGGGCGGCGGCCTGTCGAACGAAGAGATCGACTACCTGCTCGACAACGACATCAAGGCCAAGACCCGCGAGGTACTGTTGGCGCTGCCGTGGGCTGCGAGGCTCTCAGAGCCCCGTAGAGCCGTTTTGGTGAACATGGCCTTCCAGATGGGCACCAAGGGCCTGCTGGCCTTCCACAGGACCCTGGGCAGCGTTGAGGACGGCCAGTACGGCGATGCTGCGGTGGAGATGCTCAACAGCACCTGGGCGAAGCAGACGCCCGCCAGGGCGATGCGGCTCGCGACGCAGATGGAGACCGACAAGTGGCAGTAGATCCGCTGACCGCCGGCATCGAGCTCGCCACCGCGGCGATCGGCAAGATCTGGCCCGACAAGTCGGCAGCCGAGGCGGCGCAGCTCGCCGCGGCGGTGGCGATCGTCCAGGGCCAGCTCGACACCAACAAAGCCGAGGCGGCCAGCCCCAGCGCGTTCACCAGCGGCTGGCGCCCGGCGATCGGCTGGGTCTGCGCTGCGGCGCTGGCCGGCCAGTACGTCGCGCGGCCCCTGCTGCAGTGGGCCGGCATCGTGACCGGGCACGCATGGCCGGCGCTGCCGGGCATCGACGGAAATCTCTGGGAGCTCATGCTCGGCATGCTCGGCCTGGGCGGCCTGCGCACGTTCGAGAAGACCAAAGGCGTCGCGTAATGCTGGAGCTGCTCGAAGACCCGGCGGTCCTCAAGCAGTACTCGCAACTCCCCGCGGCGCAGCGGGCGGCGTTCGACTGGCGCGCGCGCTGGCTCATGAAAGCGCACAAGCACCAGATCGAGCCGCCGGGGGACTGGTGGAGCATCTGGCTGATGTGCGCGGGGCGCGGCGCCGGCAAGACCCGGGCAGCCGCCGAGACACTGGGCTGGTGGGCCTGGGAGCAACCCAACACCCGCTGGCTGGTGTCGGCGCCCACCAGCTCCGACCTGCGCAGCACCTGCTACGAGGGCGACAGCGGCTTGCTGGCGGTCATCCCGCCGGTGCTGGTGGCGAAGTACAACAGCACGCTGCACGAGCTCACGCTGACCAACGGCACGCTGATCAAGGGCATACCGGCATCGGAGCCCGAGCGGTTCCGGGGTCCGCAGTTCCACGGCGGCTGGCTCGACGAGCTCGCGGCCTGGGAGTACCTGCAGGAGTCCTGGGACATGATCCAGTTCGGCATCCGCCTGGGCACCCACACCAAGCTGATCGCGTCGACCACGCCCAAGCCCAAGGACGTGGTGATGGCGCTGATCGACCGAGACGGCGACGACGTGGCGGTCACGCGCGCGTCGACCTACGCCAACATCAAGAACCTCGCGCCATCGTTCCAGAAGCAGATCCTGCAGTACGAGGGCACGAAGCTGGGCCGTCAGGAGATCCACGCCGAGATCATCGACCCGGAAGAGGGCGGCATCGTCAAGCGGGACTGGTTCAAGCTCTGGCCGGCGGCCAAGCCCCTGCCCAAGTTCGAGTTCGTGCTGCAGAGCCTGGACTGCGCGACGAGCGAGAAGACGATCAACGACCCGACGGCGCACATCACGATCGGGATCTTCAAGCCCGAGGACGGCAGCATGTGCGCGCTGGTGGTCGACTGCTGGCAGGAGCACTTGCAGTACCCGGACCTGCGCCCCAAGGTGCTCGACGAGTACGAGACGGTGTACGGTGAGGGCAAGAACAAGAAGCGCGTCGACCTGCTGCTGGTGGAGGACAAGAGCGCCGGCATCAGCTTGATCCAGGACCTGCAGCGCGCCGGCGTGCCCGTGCAAGCCTACAATCCGGGCCGGGCCGACAAGATCCAGCGCCTGTCGATCGTGTCGAACATCATTAAGGCCGGGCGTGTCTGGGTGCCCGAGAGCAGCAACAAGCGCGGGTTCGTGCGTGACTGGGCCGAGGGCATGATCAGCCAGATCTGCAGCTTTCCCGAGGGCACGGCGCACGACGACTTCGTGGACGCAATGAGCCAGGGCCTGCGCTACCTGCGCGACGCCGGCTGGCTGACGATCGACTACCCCAAGGACTGGCTGGACGAGGACGACTACGCGGACGCCGACAAGACGAGCAACAAGCGGCGGGGCAACCCGTACGACCAGTGAGGTCAACACCATGAAGGATTCACGCTATGCCACAAGCCAAGAAGGCCCTTTCTACCGCGTCCGCCCGCGAGCTGTTGAAGGCACTGGAGCGCGACTACAAAGCCTACGAGAAGAAGGTGGGGCGGATCCCGACAATGCACGCGGATCTGCACAACGCGCAGCTCCGAAACCACTTTCGGGCGAAGAGATCCGAGAGCTGATTCGCAGCAAGAACAACGTCGCGCATGAGGCGGCGGATCAGTACAGCCGGCAGTTCCTGGGCAAACCCTACGCGCCGATGCCCAACACCGAGAGCTCGCTGCAGAAGCAGGGGCCGATCGGGCGCATTCAAACGCTAGCGAATTCCGAGGACCCGGCCTACAAGGAGGCGGTGTTCGAGGCATACCGGCGCAAGATGCCCGAGGTGGTGGGTGATGCTCGGGACTACGACGACCTGCTCACGAGGGCGTACGAGCAACTTAAGCACGAGACCAAACTGCAGTTTAACTCGTTGCCGGTGAACATGAGCTTCCACCGGGCAGGCGAGGGCGATTACCGCACCAGCAAGGAGATGCTGCACGACGTGCACAACAACCGCCACCTGTCGGTGTTCCAGGGCGGCGACCCGCACGACAAGATGTCGGAAGTGGATCCCGAGACGGGGCTCACCAGCACCGAGTTGTTTCGGGCAGTGCACGACTTCTACGGGCACGCGGTGCACGGGTACGAGTTTGGCCCCAAGGGCGAAGAGGGCGCCTGGGCGGCGCATTCGGCCATGTACAGCCCGCTGGCAAACATGGCAATGACCCCAGAGACCCGGGGCGCGAATAGCGTGGTGAACTACAGCCCGCTCAACGCCGAGTTTAAGCAAGGCGTGCGCAAGGCCACCGAGGCCGCGCACGAGGCCATGCGGCGAGGGCACCACGAGGAGGCCGAGAAGTTCCTGGCGCACAAGCGCGAGCTGCTGGGCGGGTTTCAGTACGCGCCCAACAAGGCGTCCTTGCTGCCGCCAGAGTTCTTGAGGGGGGACTACAAGGGCGGCGTGCCGGCGTACCTGCGCGAGATCATCAAGCCGGCCCACGGGGTTGAAGCCGAGCTGACGCACTTCAGCCCTGACCCGGCGCTGACCCAGACAGACCCGACGCGGTACGGCACCGGCATCAAGGGCGCGGATGCTTCACGGTTGGAAAACCCTGCGGCGCAACGCGATCGGACGTACTTCTACGCGGGCAGGCCGGAGCGTGGTGAGATGGGCCTGGGCGCCAATCGGTATCGCGCCACGGTACCGAACCTGTACGACGTGGCGGCGGACCCCGAGAAACTGCACCGGCTGGCGATCGAGCACAACGTCAACCCGGTGACCGCCAAGTACAACCCAGGCGTGGCCTACCCGCAGGAAGCCTTCACCGATCTTGAACGACTGGCGCACGAGTACGGGTACAGCGGCGTGCTCAATAAAAACTTGGGCATGCCGACAGCGGCGGTGTTCAAGCCCACAGAAGTGACCCGGTACGCGCAAGGCGGACTGGCGCAAATCAAGCGGTAGGACACCACCATGGCTAAGGCACCCAGCGTCGGGCAGATGAGCGCAGAGATGCGCGAGAAGGGCCGGCAGGCGTTCCTAAAGCCCAGCAAGGTCAAGGACGTGCTGTACCACGGGTCGCTCAACGACATCCCCGAGTTCAAGCCGGGCGCCAAGGGCCTGCTCGGCCCGGGCGTGTACCTGACGCCGCACCCAGGTAAGGCGGGCGCGTACGCAAACTTTCAGGGCAGGATCAAGGGCGACGCCACCGGCACCAACGTTATGCCGGTGCACGCCCAGATCAAGAACCCGTACTACTTCGACCGCGACCCGCTGGTGCCGATGACGAGCGAGCACGTCGAGAGACTGAAGGCGCTCGGGCATGACGCGGCGATATTGCGGGATACGGAAGGCAACATCAATCAGGTGAACGTGTTCCACCCGCACCAGATCAAGTCGGCAATCGGCAACCGTGGCACGTACGACACGACGAACCCAGACATCACCAAGGCCCAAGGAGGCGCTGTGAAACCCGTCAAGCTCAAAGAGGGCCAGCAGCCTCCGTACCAGGACCCCAAGACCAGCAAGATCGACGACTGGAAGTGGCACCCGATGGAGCGCATCCGCCAGGAGCTGTCAGCCCGGCGCGAGCTGCCCGAGCACGTCACGCCCTACGCCGACTACATGCGCGAGATGAACGCCAAGGCGCAGGCCGGGGAGCTCACGCCGCGCGATCTGGTCAAGGCGTACACGATCACGCAGAGCAGCATCGGGCGCGGCGGGCTGTCGCACTCGATGGCTACCAGTCGCGGCATGAAACTGCCCAAGACGGGCGGCGAGGTGCGGCCTGAAGGCGCGTTTGCTGAGTGGCTGGGCTCACCCATGGGGCAGAAGTACCTCGATGCCTCGATGCGCGGCGAGGACCACCCCGAGGCAATGGAAGACCTGCGCGCGAAGTTCGCGCCGTTCGGCAAGCAGAACGCCCAAGTGGAGGCCATGCAGTACGCAACGAAGACGTTGCCGCAGCGAGTGGCAAGCGCCAACTACGCCGTGACCGGCGGCAAGGATGACTACCGCAAGTTCGCCGGCAACATCCGGGGCATCGCTGGCGCCAAGTCGGGGTTCATCGGCTCGCTGCTGGGCCGTGGTGACTTGCCCACACTGGACGCTCGCCAGCTCAACTTGCACTCGCTGTCGCACCCGACCAAGACGCCCGAGGGCATGATGTCGCGCGGCAAGGGCCTGGGCGGCCAGGAGGCGGTGGACCGGCTGATCGCGCGCCAGGACGCCCTGGGGTACAAGATCCCCAAAGAGCTCGCGCCCTACGCCCAGCACCTGATCCACCACGACGTGTGGGACCAGCGCGGCGGCACCAAGACCACGCACGAGGACCTGATCAAGGCCATGCGCGGGTACGCCGATGGTGGTGACGTTGAGCAGATGCGCCACGCCCTGATGGTCAAGCACTTGGCCGGCGGCACGAAGCAACCCAAGGCCGTGCTGCTGCCGCAGAGCGATCCCGAGTACCAGCGGATCATGGACAAGTGGAGGAGCGGCGAGAAGCTCTCCGCCGCGGAGAACGTGAACCTGGGCATCAGCCACCCTGTCAGCGCAGTCAAGCTGCGCGCGCCTATCGGGACCCTGGGCTACAAAGAGCGGGCGGATCCGAGCCAGCCCGTGTCGCCAGAGAAGTTCATCACACCTGAGAACTTGCAAGGCGGCGCTGGCATTCCGCTGATCGGCGATATGGCCCGTCTGGGGTTGTTGACGCACGTTGGCGATGAGGAATTACCTACACCAGTACGGATGCAGGCAGGCGCGCACCACATGCGCAAGATCAAACCCCCGGGCGAGAGTTCTATCTGGTCATCTGCCCCCGGTGTCATTACGCGGCAGAGCAAGCTGGTAAAAACTGCCATTGGCATGCCGGGTGTGGATAAGGTCTATGGCCTACATGCGTCTATGACACCAACCGGTGTTGACTTTGGCAAACCCTTGAGCAAGACGCTGGTGGGGCAACTTCAAAACAACCCACCGCACCCGGACGTTGGCAATGCTTTTAACGAGGGCATGCGCAAGAGATACCCGGAATTTGCTGGTGTTGAAAACCCCGCAGAGTTGCACGAACAGCTCATGGCTGACACTAGGCGCGCGCCTGGGATGCGCAAGGCGTTCGTAAAACTGATGGACTCGGCGCCATACCAGAACGCTGGCATGCCCAGCGTCGGCCATGCGCGCGTCGCAATATCGGATCCAGAACAACTGAACCTACCCGTTCACTCAATGGGGATGGCAATTGGGGAATATGAACCAACGGGGCGCATCATCCGAAAAGCAACGATGCCCCACGAGGATTACAGCGCGGAGAGCGCAGGCAAGCATACGGGGCGGTTTGAGGTGCCCATGTCCCGGGGAGAGATGTTCCCGGAATGGGAAGCCAAGCGTAGGGAGTTGAACATGAGCACAGCGGCGGATCCCCGATCGTTTTCCATGAGCATGCCTATCCAGAAGTATGACCAAGAATGGGTCGACAAGATCATGCCGCTGTATCTTGCCAAACGCAAAGCAATCCTGGGCCGTGCCAAGGGCGGCTCAGTCTCCATGGACGAGATGCTGGCGCACACCACGCTGGGCAAGAAGGCGCCTAACGTCAGGAACATCGGCGCGGACGAGGCGCCGGACATGAAGGTCAAGCAGTACATCTCGCCGGGTCCGGGCAAGGGCATCGACCTGCCTGCCGGTGGTGTTGACTTCCAGCCGGAGATGCCAGGGCATCAGCTCACGCAGGCCGCGCCTGCCGGCCCTGGTGGCCCCGCCATGCCTGGGATGCCGCCAGGAATGCCGGGGATGCCGGGGATGCCGCCAGGAATGCCTCCAGGCGGCCCTGGAATGCCCCCAGGCGGCCCTGGCCCGGGCATGCCGGGTATGCCACCGCCGCTGCCCAGGAACCAGCCAGGGATGCCCACCGGCAAGCCTGCCGGCCTGGAGCCGCCGAACATCCCGCCGCCCAAGCAGAAGCCCAGCGGCAGCAACATCCTGTCGATGACGCCGCAGGGGCAGGCGTTGGCGGCACTCGGGCCAATGCGCAAGATGGCCGATGGTGGTGGTGTCAAGCGCAAGGTCGAGGTCAGGCCCACGGTGAAGGACGAGACCCTGCAGCGCAAGATCCCCGAGATGGAAACCGCAGTGAAGGCGCTGCACGCGGGGGTAATCGACCACGCCGAGTACGACCGCATCGTGTTGAAGCACAAGCCGGTCAAGCCCTACGACTTCGTGCCGCAACCGGCCAGCAACGAAGACGCGGCGCGCGCGCTGAAAGATACCCAGAAGCCACACTGGCGCGGCGCAGAACAGTGGCCTGCGGGCCGCAAGGTTGGCCTGCGCCTGGACATCCCGGCCTACGAGCGCCACGGGGTTTGGGTCAACTCAATCCACGACGAAGAGGGCAAGGAAGGCGACAAGTTCAACACGTCCTACGGGCCGGTGTCGTCGGTCAAGAATGCCGTGTTTGACCCCAAGCCAGAAAAAGCGGAAAGAGTTGCCACCGGTGAACAGGATAAGTCACCGTTTGCGCGCATCAAAGGCGAATTACACCCCATAAGCGAAAACGACGCCGTCAAGCTCATGCAGGAGCACCTGCACCACCCCGACTGGGCCCAGGTGGGTATGGACCCCCGCCGGCACGGGTTCTTCTACGACCGCAAGACCCTGCAACCGGTGACCCACTCCGAACACGTTGTGCAAATCGGCCCGCTGGTACTGGCAAAGAAACCAAAGTACGGCAAACGCGAAACTTACTCACATGGTGGCGGAGTTACACTCCCGCCATCGACCGAGCAAATGCGGCAGGCCCTGAGTGCACGACGCTCAAACTCGAAGGCATAGTATGAACAGAGATACCCGCGACGAAGACCTGGACGAGAATGACGACGGGTCGGTGGACGTAGACCTGCCGGACGATACCGCCGACATAATGGAAATGCCGGACGGCTCGGCTGTTGTCACCATGGAGACAGTCGGCCCCGAGGAGTCGCGCGACTTCTACGCCAACATGGCCGAGACGATGGAGACCTACGAGCTTGACCGGCTCGCCATGCGTTACATCGACTTGCTGGAGAAGGACAAGAATGCGCGGGAGGACCGGGACAAGCAGTACGAGGAGGGAATTCGGCGTACTGGCCTGGGCAAGGACGCACCCGGTGGTGCCAACTTCATGGGCGCCAGCCGCGCGGTGCACCCGATCATGGCCGAGGGCTGCGTGGACTTTGCATCACGCGCTATCAAGGAGATGTTTCCGCCTGACGGCCCTGTCAGAACCAAGATCATCGGCGAGGTCGATGACCTGAAGCAGCAGCGCGCCGAGCGCAAGCGGGACTTCCTGAACTGGCAGATCACCGAGCAGATCGAGGAGTTCCGGGACGAGCAAGAGCAGATGCTCACCCAGCTCCCGCTGGGCGGCTCGCAGTACATCAAGGTTTGGTACGACGAGCAACAGAAGCGCCCAACAATCGAGTTCCTGCCAATCGACCGGATCATCCTGCCGTTCGCCGCGTCCAACTTCTACGCGGCGCAGCGCGCTGCCGAGGTCCACGAGATCACCGAGTGGGAGTACAAGCGGCGCGTCAGCAACGGCATGTACATCGACGGGTTCTCGTTCACGTCGTCCATCGAGCCCGAGCAGACCAAGGCGCAGAAGGCCAACGACAAGATTGAGGGCAAGGCGTTCCAGGACAACGAGGACGGCCTGCGCAAGGTCTTCCACATCTACACCTACCTCGAATTCGACGACGACAAGCACAGCGACGGTGAGATGGCCCCGTACATCATGATGGTGGACGAGCAGTCCAGCAAGGTGATCGGCCTGTACCGCAACTGGGAGGACGGCGACGACACGATGACCAAGCTCGACTGGATCGTCGAGTTCAAGTTCATCCCCTGGCGTGGTGCGTTCGCGATCGGCCTGCCCCACTTGATCGGCGGGCTGTCGGCGGCGCTCACCGGCGCCCTGCGCGCGCTGCTCGACTCGGCGCACATCAACAACGCCGC